CTCAGGGAACAACAGGAACAACAGGTGGGAATGGAACTCAAGGAACTCAGGGAACAACAGGAACAACTGGTGGGAATGGAACTCAGGGAACAACAGGAACAACTGGTGGGAATGGAACTCAGGGAACAACAGGAACAACTGGTGGGAATGGAACTCAGGGAACTCAGGGAACAACAGGAACAACTGGTGGGAATGGAACTCAGGGAACAACAGGAACAACTGGAACTCAAGGAACAACTGGATCTACAAGTTCAATAACGAGTGCAGTTGTAACAGGAGCATTAGGATTTACACCATACAATGCTACCAACCCTTCAGGATATACTGACGACCAAACTGCTGCTGAAATCCTTACGGCTATTAAGACAGTTGATGGTGCTGGTTCTGGGTTGGATGCTGATACTGTTGATGGGCTACAAGCCTCTGCCTTTACCTCAAGCGACCACTTTAAGTGGCGCGGCACTTCTAACTTATCAAGCACTACGACCTCTGCTCTTAAAACTGAACTGTTAAACAGGGATGTGTTTGATAGTCATGTTAGTGCGTTTAAGACAAGTTGGAGTTATGCTGGGAACGGCGACCTAACGGACGCAGGTCGTTTTACTGAAATGGCAGGAACTTCGTGGCTCACTTGGACGGACAACTCCACTGACAACACGCAAGGTAACTTTACCGCCCTAGCTATTGCACCCAATACTGGCGGTTCTGCTGGTAAGGTCTTTATTTATAACGACCAAGGGTCTGGCTATATCCCAGGTTGGCGTGAAGTTTGGACAAGTGCGTCTGATGGCTCAGGCTCAGGCTTAGATGCTGACTTGCTAGATGGACAACAAGGTTCTTATTACACAGATTTTTCAAATATGACGGTTTCAGATGATGAAATACCAATTGCAAAATTAGCATCTGATAATGTAAATTTCGGAGGAGTTACTGTTGCATTAGGTGCATCAGACACAACACCAGCATTTGCGTTAGCAGACGCAACTGGATTACCAATAGTAGCTGGAACAACTGGAATTTTATCAGTAGCTCGTGGTGGAACTAATTTAACTTCACTTTCTACATTATTAAACTCTAATGTTACTTCCGTTTCTGGTAATGCGGGTACTGCAACTAAAATTTCATCTATCACAAATAGTAATATTGTACAATTAACAAGTTCACAAATTTTAACAAACAAAACTTTAACCACTCCAACGATCGGCAGTTTTACAAACTCAACACATACCCATGCAAATGCGGCGGGTGGTGGTCAGATTACTCTTGGTACTGGTACAACAGGAAATTATGTAGCAACTGCAGTTGCTGGAGCTGGTATTGATGTTACGGGCGCTACAGGTAATGTAACGATTTCTATTGGTTCAACTGAAGTTACTAATGCTATGTTGGCTGGTTCAATTGCTAATACTAAATTAGCAACCAATCCACTAGCAAGAGCAAATCATACAGGAACTCAAATAGCTTCAACAATTAGTGATTTCGATACCGAGGTAGCTAATAATTCTGCTGTAACAGCGAATACTGCTAAAGTAACAAATGTAACTACTAATCTTTCTGTAAGTAGAGATGGCACGAAATTAGATGTAGTGTCATCTGATGGAACAAATGCTGTACTTCCTTTAGCTGATACAACCAATTGGGGTGTGATGTCAGATGAGATGTTTGATAAGTTAGATGCAATAGAAGCTAGTGCAACGGCTGATCAATCCAATGCAGAAATTAGAGCTGCTGTTGAAGCGGCTACGGATTCCAATGTTTTTACAGATACAGATCATACTAAACTTAATGCTATTGAAGCTTTAGCGGATGTAACCGATACAATCAATGTAGAGGCAGCAGGTGCGTTAATGGATAGTGAAGTAGATGCAGATATTAAGACACTCTCACTTCCTGCAAGTACAACAATCTCCACATTTGGGGCATCACTTATAGATGACGCAGCTGCATCAAATGCAAGAACAACTTTAGAATTAGGAACAGCAGCAACAACAGCGGCCTCGGCTTATGCAACATCAGCACAAGGTTCAACTGCAGATTCCGCACTTCAATCAGCGGATACAATGTATGTTGGCACAACTTCAATTGCATTTAATAGAGCAAATGCTGCATTAACACTTGCTGGAATTACTTTAACAACACCAAATTTAGGAACACCAGCAAGTGGTACAGCAACTAATATAACTGGACTGCCAATAGTAGCTGGAACAACTGGAAATTTATCTGTGGCTCGCGGTGGAACTGGAGTTTCAACTCTAACTGATGGTGGTGTTCTATTAGGAAATGGAAATGGTGAAATTATTGCAATGTCAGTTCTAACTAACGGTCAAATGATTGTTGGTGACGGTACTACAGACCCAGTTGCAGAAAGTGGAGCAACACTTAGAACAAGTATTGGTGTAGGTACGGGTGATGATGTACAATTTACAGATTTAACACTTACGGGTGACTTAACCGTAAATGGCGCAACCACAACAGTTTCTACGACAAATATGGTTGTGAAAGATAATTTAATAGAATTAAATAATGGTGTTACTTCAAATGCAAATGATTCTGGTATTGTAATAGAAAGAGGTTCTACCGGCAATAACGCTATTTTTGCTTGGGATGAATCTGCAGATGGATTCATAGTTGGAACGACTACAGCAACTGGTGCCAGTACAGGAAATTTAACTATTGCTGCAGCACCACTTCAAACGGCAGCTTTAACTTCAACTACTGGTACATTTAGTGGGGATGTCTCATTTGGTGGGGATATAACATCTAACTTAAATGTAGATAATGGGTCATGGACATTAGTAACAAGTACAAGTAGTTCATCAGGGGGCTTTAATATTGTTTCTTCAGGTGTACAATGGAATATGACGGTAGGTAATTTTGGTACTGACCATATGTATATTTATCCCGTAACAGCAAACGATATGTTCTATATTGCTGATAAAGACAGGTCTCCAAAACTTTCGATTAATACATCATCAGGCAACGCCACATTTGCTGGGACTATAAATTCAGGTGGGAATATTACTGTTGGTGGGAATATTACTGTTGGTGGCACAGTTGATGGAGTAGATATTGCTACGAGGGATGCCGTCTTGACTGCAACTACAGCTACCGCAGGTGCCGCTCTACCTAAAGCTGGTGGAGCAATGACTGGTGCAATTACCACTAACTCAACTTTTGATGGAAGAGATGTAGCTACAGATGGCTCTAAACTTGATGGTATTGAATCTAGTGCAACTGCAGACCAAACTGCTGCTGAAATCCTTACGGCTATTAAGACAGTTGATGGTGCTGGTTCTGGGTTGGATGCTGATACTCTTGATGGACTTGATAGTTCTGGGTTTGTACGAACTGCAGGAAGTTCTTCAACATTCATTTCTTCAAATTCTGGTGGAGCAATAAACCCAAATAGTGTTACTTATAATGGATTATACTATTGTAATAGCATTTCATTATTTGGGCAAACTGATGGTGCTTTATATTCTCAGGCATATAGTTCATCTTGGCAAGGTCAAATTTTCCAAGATTATAGAACTGGTCAATTAGCATTAAGAGGAAAGAATAATGGAACTTGGCAATCTTGGAGAACTAACTGGGATTCTGGTAATGATGGAAGTGGTAGTGGTCTAGATGCTGATTTACTAGATGGTCAGCAGGGTTCTTACTACCTTAACTATAATAAATTGAGTAATACCCCAACAATTCCAACAAACAATAATCAATTAATCAACGGTGCCGGTTATGTAACTGCAAATCATACGCAGGAGTTATTGACTCCTACTAGTCAATATGGGCTTGATGGGTCAGATAATGGGCGAGATTTTAATTGGGGCATTGAGACGGGTTTTGTTAGAGCGGCTGATAGCTATCCTGACTATGGTTCAGTTATAAGGTTGAACACCCTATCTGGTCAAGATGGTGGAAGTGGTGAATTGTATTTTCCATATTCCAGTGCTAATGGTGGAGATTCTTTGCGTTACCGTTTGGGGAAATATAATAATGCGGGTTGGACAGGTTGGAAAACTATTATTGATTCAAGTGGTGGGTCTATAACAGGCGACCTCACTGTTTCGGGAACTTTGTTAGACTCAGTATCTCAGTATTCTTGGATTCGCTTCCGGGGGTCGACCATTAATTATGGTACTAATTCTGTAATAAATTGGGATTACAGTGAATATACAGGGTCAAGCATTACTTGGGGCTTAGGGCGTATTACTGTTGATGTTGCAGGGGTTTATCTAGTAAGTGCAGGGGTTTCAAGGTACAATACCACGACGTCAACTATGGATTTTTCATTATATAAGAATGGAACTTTGGTTAAAGGTTCAAGGCTATATTTGTCGGGTAGCGCAGGTCCAAACTATGCTGGAAAGACATTTGCGCTTGCAGTTCGTTTAAGCGCGGCAGATTATCTTGAGATAAAAGGCAGAGGGTATATACAGGGCTCAAGTTCAGCTCCAATGACTTATTTTAGCGGTGTAAGAATAGGAGGATTATAATGGCAAATAGAATTGATGCAATAATAGATTTAATCGGTGAAGGTGCATTTAATTTTTGCTCAGAGACTGATATTGATTTAAAAGATGGATACACACTTCCTTCTGAGGCTGATATAAATGCGAAAATCATATCATTACAAGAATTGGACACTGCAAGAGAAGCTTATAATGCGGTTGATGAGTTTAAATTAATGTATTTAGATAAAGAAGATGGCGGGACGAGGCATAGCACAGAATTAAAAGGTATTCTTGGAGCTGGATATAAAGAACCAACATCTGGAGCAAAGGGCAATACAGGTTCAGCTGGTGCTAAGGGTGATATTGGTGCTACAGGTCCTACGGGAGCTACAGGAAGTGCTGGAGCTAAGGGCAATAAAGGGGATACTGGAGCTACGGGTCCTCAAGGGGCAACAGGTAGTGCAGGTGCTAAAGGTGATAAAGGAGATACTGGTTCCGCAGGAAGTAATGGTACTAATGGAAGTGCAGGTGCTAAAGGTGCCAAGGGGGATACTGGTGGCGTTGGAGCTACGGGAGCAAATAGCACAGTAGCTGGTCCAACTGGCGCAACTGGAGCTCAAGGAGCGACAGGGCCTCAAGGAGCAACTGGAAGTGCAGGTGCTAAAGGTGCCAAGGGGGATACTGGTGGCGTTGGAGCTACGGGAGCAAATAGCACAGTAGCTGGTCCAACTGGCGCAACTGGAGCTCAAGGAGCGACAGGGCCTCAAGGAGCAACTGGAAGTGCAGGTGCTAAAGGTGCCAAGGGGGATACTGGAAGTACTGGACCACAAGGTTCAATAGGTGCTACTGGAAGCGCGGGAGCGAAAGGGAACACTGGGTCTGCTGGGAGTAACGGCACCAATGGAAGTGATGGGGCAACAGGGAATAGCCACTTATCGGGGATAACGAGCATGGCGATAGACTCTAAAACTGGCGATTTGAGCATTGTCGTTTCAGGAAAAACCTATATTTACGCAAAAAAACTTAAATAATAACAAAATAGGAGAGGAAATGGATTACCCTGGTAAAATAATATGATGTTTTGAATATTTTCTTGATATATATAAATAAACAGTTATGGGAAATGTTATTAAAAATTTAGCAAAAAAGGCAATCCAATCCGGTGGATCTATTCATCCACTTATAATACCAAACAATGAAACAAATGGTACAGGGTTATGTAATCCATCTGTATATGTTGATAAAGGCAATATAATAGTAAATGTGCGGCATGTAGACTATCTATTGTATCACTCAGTAGGATCACAATACTATATGGATCAAGAAAATTGGGGAAAATTCCAATCAAGGTGGGGACCCCTCTCATACTTACATCCTGAAGACGACCTAAGACTAAAAACTACAAATTACGTGTGTGAATTAGACAGTAATCTCGATATCAAGACACATTATAAAGTAGGTACTTCAAAATTAGATGTAGAACCGGTATGGACATTTACTGGATTAGAAGATGCTAGAATAGTTAGATGGGATGCTAAATTATATCTATGTGGTGTCAGACGAGATGTTAAAGATAATGGTGAGGGTAGAATGGAACTATCAGAACTTGATGAAAATTACAATGAAATATCAAGAGTTAGAATAGAACAGTTCAACAATCCAATATCATATTGTGAAAAAAATTGGATGCCGGTATTAGATATGCCATATCATTTCATAAAGTGGGCAAATCCAACTGAGTTAGTGAAGGTAGACCCAGAAACAGGTAGAAGTGAGACAGTATATCAATCAAAAACAAAGATCGATTTACCCAGAGAACTAAGAGGAAGCTCACATATTATAAAATGGGGTGATTTTTGGTTAGGAATAACACATGAAGTTGACTATTGGTATTTTACTGGTAGAGGTGATGCTTGCAAGGACGCAATGTATAAACACCGAATTATTTTATGGGATGATGATTGGGATATTGTAAAAGTTACTGCTGAATTTCAATTCATGGATGGCCAAATAGAATTCTGTACAGGTGCAGCTATTAATGGTGATGATTTATTAATATCATTTGGTTTTCAAGATAATGGCGCATATTTATTAAAAACCCCTAATAGCATTATTAATGATCTACTTGATAATTATACTATACAAATCAATAAAAAAGAAAATGTTATAGAATTCCCAAGTGTTAAGTATAATAGCAAAAAATATGAAAACTTGAGACATAAGTTTAAAGGTTCTAATAATATTGACATCAACTACTCACAGGCGTATCAGGATATGTTTGTATTGAGTATGTTAGAAGGCAAAAGAAAAGGATCATATTTAGAAATAGGATCTGCAGAACCCTTCTATAATAATAATACTGCACTACTAGAGGTAGAATTTGGATGGGTGGGTATATCATTAGACATTTCTGAAGAGTTAGTAAATGAATTTTCAAATGAACGAAATAATTTAGTATTATGTAAAGACGCATTAAAAGTAGACTATGAAGAAATATTAAAGTCTTTTAATGTAGGAAAAAATATAGACTACTTACAGATAGATTGTGATCCACCTGAAGTTTCATTTGAAATACTCAAGTTAATCCCATTTGATAAATATAAATTTGCAGTTATTACATTCGAACATGATAATTATGTGGATAGCACGAAGTCAGTAAGAAAAGAATCTAGAGAACTATTACAATCCCACGGTTACATTTTAATAGCAGGTAACATAGCACCAAACGACACAGATAACTTTGAAGATTGGTGGGTACATCCTGATTTAATATTAAATAAGACTATAGATAAAATGATATGTAAAAATGATGTAACAAAAAATGCAGAAAAGTATATATTTGATGAAGTATTGTATCCTAATTTGAACTATGTAAATACTGTGAAAATGGAGTAGAACCATCATGAATCATTTAAAACAAGCATTATTAAATTACATAGGAAACCCAAGCTCAGATATATTATGCTTTGAACTCGGATATGAATATGGCAAATTAGGTCAATATGCAACAGCATTATCATTTTATTTAAAGTCTGCTGAGATAACAAAAAACGATGATTTAGCATACGAATCCTTAATCTGCGGATCAGTATGTTTGACAACACCAGGTAGTAGAGATTATTCAGCAAAGGGTATATTGTTACATGCAGTTTCATTAATCCCAACTAGACCTGAAGCATATTACTTTTTAAGCAGATTACATGAAAGCAACTATGAGTGGCAGGAAGCATATACAATGGCATCGTGTGGATTAGAATTCTTAGAAAACTCAAAAAACGTAACTAATAAGTACTTGGGTTATAATGAGGACCATCATTTACTTTTCCAAAAATCAGTTGCTTCATGGCATATAGGTAGAATTGAAGAAAGCAAGGAGTTAACATATAAACTAAGTAAAGATAACAATCTTGATAAGAAACATAAATTAGCAATAAAAAATAATCTAAAGAATATAGGACACCCTACAACCGCTGGGAATAAACATATTCCAATTGCTGGAGCAACAGGAAATAGCCATTTGTCTGGCGTTACATCTATAAGTTTCAACAAGAGCGGTCAATTAGAGGTTATAATTGGTGGCGTAACTAAAAAGTTTAGTGCGGTAAGATAGATACTATACAAGTTTAACCTGTTTAACAGTGGATTAAACACTTGTATAATTTTGTATAGGTGAATGATATTATGTCTTTAATAGTACAGCTTGACTATATTAGCAATTGACAGTAAATTTAAAGTAAGGAATATTATAATAATTAACAGTAGGGACAAAAATATGCCAACACGATCAGACTTAATTACAAATTATATATCATTTGATGACCAACTATTTGTAGATAGGCTACGAAAGTGGTTAAATGATACAGCCGAGCTAAATGTTCTAGAAGAAGTTCAAGAGTCTACGGATGAACAGTTACATCATGCTCTTCAAGACACTCTAGATGAGATAAACTATGAATTCTCCCCATCATCAAATTATAAATCATTTGCTCAAGTTCCAAGCTGAAACCTTTTAAAAATGGGTGCTACTTTACAAGTTCTGACGAGTAAAGGTATAATGTCATCTCGTAACACCCTTACTTACCGAGATGGAGGAGGCGTGACTGTGCAGGATATGGACAAATATGGGCGGTATATTAACTATTTCAATATCTTAATAACTAAGTATTCTCGCGGAGTATCAAACATGAAACGTAGTGCTAATATCGATGCGGCCTACGGAGGTGTTGGGTCAGAATACGGGACAGACTACTGGGAAACTGTAAAATAAAGTGCTAGTATTAAAGTCATTAGATGTCAACTCTTTCGACATAAATAGTTTTACACTGACATGAGAATTTGAACCTACGTTTGAACTTATATCAGATTATAATATAGATGTATACAGGTCAGAATCCCCAAACTTAGGAGAAATAACAGACTATGACCACATAGCATCCGGACTTTCTGCAACCACATATTCATATACAGATACTGGAGTATCTGGTCTTTACGATCCGCATCGGAATTGGTACTATAAAATAAAACTTACTGACTCTGATACGGCCGAAACAAATGTTGTGCCATTCATGCCTGCGTACGTAAAAGATATAAGTGTTGATAAAGTAATAAAACATGCTTTAAGAAGGAAGTCTTTAGCATTAAAAAAATATTCTGGCAGACCTTTGAAAGTATTAAAAAAGAGATCATGAGGAACTAGATGTACGGAATGTTGGGATGATACCCTCATGAGAGTTACAGACAACTGCAGCACATGTTATGGTACAGGCTGGCTAGAAGGATATTTTACACCAATAGATGTAAAAGGTATGCTAAGCCCCTCCCCAAAAGTAAACCAAATTACTATGTTTGGGGAATGGATGCCAAGCGATACTCTTCTTACCATGTTAAATTTTCCCCCACTGAAGCCTAGGGATGTAATTGTGGACGATGTAAATAAACGGTGAATTGTAAAAAATATAAGAACTATTGAGAAAGGAGGGTTTATTATTGAACAAAGTGCCCAATTAAACTTAATTTCCCAAGATGATCTTATTTACAGTATAGCAGTTGTTTAAAATAAAACTTGACAATTTTTAACTTCTTAGGTACATTTAATTATGAAGTTTATTATAGACGATTTAGGCCTGAAAAACGAAGAGGAAACTATTTTAAAAGAAGTAGAAATGGAAGCATTATCTGAAGTTGAAGGAGGCATGAAAGATAACATAGAATCTACTACTAGTGTACAGGTGGTACATAATCAAATACCAAAGGATTTAAAAAGTTATTTATTTAAGGAAATAGAAGGTTTATAATGGCTGTTAGTACAGGTAATTTAAGTTTAGATGTAAAATATTTATTTATTACTTTCTTACAAGAGCTATTCTCAGAGGACTCTAAGTTTTCTTGGAATTCAAACGTGAGGGACACTAAGTTAATAATAGCAGATAAAAATGCAATAGATTTAGGCGTAGTAGAAAAAAAGCCTGCGTTAATAATTTCTAGGGGGGCGATGGCTTGGACTTTCACGAATTTTTCTAGGTCTGGTGCAAATCCTGAATTTTTATATAAAGATGGAAAGGAAACGTTAGCTGGCCCGTTAGGGTCTGCCGACTCGATAAAGAATTCTTCAGTTACTGATTTATTAAGAGCATCCGTCACAATAACTTGTGTGGCAAAACATGGTGTATTGGCAGAAGAGCTAGCAAATTTAGTATTTACAGCTTTAACTGCACATAAAACAGACTTAAGAGCAAATGGAATTCATAAAATTCAGTCTCTCTCTTTTGGAGAAGAGCAAATTTTAAAATCAAGTTCAGGTATTGACTTGTCGGCAGTCGCAGTACAAATGCAGTATTTGACTCAAAAGGAAATTCGTAGTGGAGAAAAACAGTACAACATGCGAGTGTGGAAAGACGACGTGGAGCAGTATGAGGGTATAGACTACAGAGTTGAGTTGCCGTATGCAACGGATATCATCTTCGAAGTTGATCCTGGCAGTGACGCAGTTATTACAGGATCGTACTTAGACGCTATATCAGGAGATTCGCATGACAACGTAACTTTTGTAAGGGTGTCTTCAGCACATTATTCTGTACCAATAAATAGCGTATATGGGTATTATAGGGTTGTAGACGGTATGCTTATTGACATACCAGATGAGAATGATGTTCTTGTAACATCAGGAGGAGGATTTGTTCTCGTAGGAGAATCATAAATACAGTGCTAGAGTGTATCAAATTGCAACAAAAGACGTTGTAATTTACAGCTGAGCAAATCTAGCTAGAGCTCAGTTTAATAACAATATTATAATATTATAATTGGAGGAAAAAATAATGGCGTATGTCAAACCTGGAGTTGAAGTAACTCAAGTACAAAATACGGCTACACCGGTTTTAGTTGCTCCTGACTTAGAAGCAGTTGTTGTTGGTAAAGGATATTATTGGCAGGACCCTACTCTGGATTCATCTGAGTATTCTGTTAGTTATTCTGGAGTTAGCATGACCATAAATTTGAGCGGCATAAACTCAGATTTTAATTCCTTAGTTTCTGTGAATGATGAGGATCTTATTATTGTAGACATGTACGGGTCTCCAATTGTAGGCCACGGTACGGAGAAAAAACATCTTGTAAAAGGAACTGATTGGAGTTATAATGCAGCTACAGGAGATATTACTCTTGTATCTGGCATAGTGACACCTTCTGGTGAAGCCTATGAACTTGCCTCGGTAAAAATTGGTTTTAGAGCTGATAATGTCGAAGCAATGGGATTTAAGAAAAGCTTAGCAAGTCCGGACGATATAAAAGACGTGTTTGGTGGAGAAATTGTAAGTTGGAATCCGCTAGCATATGGTGCGCTTTTAGCACAAGATAATGCCTCTGCATCTATTAATACTTTTTGTATTAGCGGTGTATCCAATATTTCCACAGAAATGTCTAGTGCACGATCAGCATTAGCGTTAGAAGAGGTATATGCTATTGGGGTTTTAGACAGTAGTGCGGGGTCAAGTGGATGGAAATCTCACGTAGAGTCATACTCTGATGCAATAAATAAAAAAGAACGAATTGTATTCTTAACGGATGAAGTAGCATATGGAAATTATGCAAGTAACAGTACTAGTGAAAAAACTACTGTAGCAGAAACTTTAAGATCTAATAATGCAACATTTCAGTCTAAAAGAATGTTTATGATACATCCCGATGTAGCATACGTAGGAGAAACACGACATATATCTACGATTCATCCTGATTGGGTTGATGCAAGTTTTAGAGAGCACTCTGGATTCGATATGTCCGACCGCGGAGCTTATGCCCTATTTACGGGCCCTAAATCCGTAGGCAGTAAAAATTATAAAGCAGGCGATAAGATTACAAGCGCAGTTCATGCAGAATTAATTTCGGCTGGATTCCATAGTTTGGATGTCTTTGCTCCTGTTCCTGGTTTTTACTTTAATGCAGCAAGTGCTGGGTTATGTGTAGGGATAGCACCAGAAGCACCTCTTTCTAATGTTCCTATTTCAGGAATTTCCAGAACTTACGGGTCTCAAGATTACTTTACAGAGGCTCAGATGAACATCATGGCTGAAGGCGGTACTTATATTATGACCCAATCTTCAAGCTCTGCTCCTATTGTTTCTAGACATCAAACTAGTACGGACGTTACGAGTGTTGCTAAAAGAGAGCTTAGTGTTACTAAAGCTTTAGATTACACAGCTAAATTTTTAAGGAAAGGATTAAATCCTTATATTGGTAGACATGTAGTAACACCAGCATTTTTAAAGATGTTAGAAAGTGTTCTTATCAGTCAAGGCCTATTCTTAGTAAGAGCTGGGGTATTAAATGACTTGCAGGTTGCAAGCGTAAAACAGGACGATGCTAATCCAGATACTATTCAAGTAGAACTTAGTCTCTTGGTAAAGTATCCTGTTAACTACATTAAAATAAAAATGGTATTTTAGGAGGTAGAAAATGAAAAATTTACAAAATTGGGATTTTAGATCCGGTAATGTACAATCAGTTACGAATTCTACAGATTTTCTCTCGTCTGAGTCAGTTATTCTGTGCGCAGGTACTCCAAGGTACGATGACATGACAAACCCAGAAGCTGAGCTTATCCCTGTGGGATTAATTCAGAATGCTACGGTTTCGCAGAATAAACAAATTCAACAATTGTTTGAAATTGGTTCTAGGGAACCAGTGTTTATTCCAGGTAGAACAGTAGTACAGGTTGCTGTGTCGAGAATTTTGTTTGATGGAGAATCATTAATGCGTGCATTGTATTCTAATGCTAACACAGATTTCGCTTCTTCAGTGTTTAAAGGGGAGGATGACGATAGAGCACCCGGATTACCCTATACGACTTCTGAAAAGTCTAGCAAGTTTTTTATAAACTTGGCAGCAGAATTCTTTAATAGACCGATGGGGTTAGCTTTTATTCTTGAAGATATGGATAATGATGGGGCAGGAACATCACGATATGGTGGATTTTACTTAGAAAATTGTAGAATTCAATCACATCAATTTTCTGTTGCTAGTCAACAAACTATTTTGTTAGAGAATATTGGGCTTAGAACTTCTAAGTTAATTCCCATACAAGTTAGTGATCAAGTATCATCTAATACAGTAGCACCTGACTCACCTGTTTAGAAGACGTTAGGTTTTTAAGTTAAAAAAATAGGGAGGAATTTATCCTCCCTATTTCTTTATTTTTTATCTAGCCCATTTTCCTTCAGAAACAATCCTTGATATAACTCCATAAACAGATAAGTCACCAAAAGCATCAACAACAGACTCATTCTGCGGCTCCCGCATTGTTTTCACAACCAAGTTTAGTAATCTTTGAACTTTATCATTCATTCTAATTATAAGCCCTGTTAAACTCATTCTTACTTCACTTTCGTCTACAAGGCCTGTCCCTAAACTTATATTTCCAGGGCCGTAGTCCATTTGCTTCTCACAAAAAACTTTGTAGTCTTCTTGCTGTATTTCCTTAAAGCGCTCCATCATGCTCGGATAAAATCGTTCACAGTAATCTATTGCGCTCTCTTTCTTTTCTTTTCTTTTATTATTTTTCATTAGTGTACCCAATGGTTATCTATTACAGCTTCTACTTCCATAGCTATTCCAGGACAGTAGTGCTCAAATGCTTCTATCATCCCGACTTCTAAAAGCTTTCCTACGTCATCGGCATCGTCTTCATGAGCCTCTACTAGAATTTCATCATGAACTACATTAACTATTTTAGCATCGTACTCACCACTATCTATAGCTTCTTTTACCAGACATAACGCTAACTTAGTTATTGATGCAGATGCTCCTTGGCATATAATATTTTTAGAAATATTTAATGCATGAGAAACCTGCCTCTTATCATCCCAATCAAAAGATGACAAGTCTCTTCGTCTTTTATCTAAAGGCGAAAGAGCGTACTTTAGTTTCTTTGCCGCAGACACTGCCTGATCTAGTACCTTTTTAATATTTGGGAATGTTGAGAAATATTTATTCATTAAAGTTTTAGCTTCCATAAAGCTAATACCTAAATTCTCTGCAAGTCTTCCAGGACCAATACCGTATATTAAACCAAATGTAAGCGCTTTAGCAGCGTTACGTTGTTTCTTAGTAATGTCCTTATATGGAATTCCATATATTAGGCTTGCTGAATTTGTGTGTAGATCAACTTTATTATTTATAGCATTTATTAGTCCAGGCTCTTTGCTTATATATGCCAGTACCCGAATTTCTTGGCTAGCATAATCAGCAGCAATAATTCTATACTCAGAGTCTTGTGCCGTAAAAGCTGACCTGTATCTCTCGTCACTTGGAATATTTTGTAAGTTAGGTTGAGTACTTGAGTACCTACCAGAGTCAGCACCGAGCTGTTTAAAGTTAGAGTGGATTCTACCGTCGTATGAACTTACAAATTTTCTAAAAAACTCTTCTCCATACGTACTAATACGCTTCTGCTTTTCTCTATAGTCTAGTAAAAAGTCCACAACTTCGTGATTTACTTTTTTTAACTCTTGCTCACCTGTTGAAGTTATATTCATACCAGTAATTTTACTTAGAATCGGTAATAATTGTTTTGGTGACCTATAGTTTATATCAACATCCTCAAACAAAGTTAACTGACCACAGTAAGGTTCGAAGTATTTATCTAAACCTTTTTTAGCAATATCTGCATCAGCCTCAGCTTCTACTTTCAAAGCTGTCCACTTCTTCCTATCTAAAAAAAGCCCATTTAGCTCCATATCCCCTGTAGGAGCAACTGTCCTATACTCCAATCTTGACAGTTCGTCCATGTTTCTACTTTCTAAAAGTCTTTGCATGTTTTTATATAGAGGAATTAGGTGTTTAGTATCATCGCCAGCATACTTTATTTGGCTTTCTGTGAAAGTTGATCCTAATCTCATATCAATAAAAGATTTTTGTTCGGCTTTACTAACTTCAACCCCTAAGTATTTATACAGAACAGAATCCAATCCGCTACTTAATTTTTTCCCGGTCGTTAAAAGTTGGTTTGCAAGCATAGTACATCTCATATTTGTAAGCTCTATTTCAAAATTTCCTTTTATCATTTTATAATCAAACTTTGCGTTGTGTAAAACCTTAACTAAATCTTTTTCTGTTAACCAATGTAACACTGTAAAAATTTTAGTATTTAGTTTGAAAACATCAAACACAAATTGTTTATGTTCTGTACCCACTTGCAATAATAGTACTTTATTTAGTACCGGGTCCAGTCCATTTGTTTCTGTGTCAACCGCTACAATGCTTTGAGTCTTTAAGTAAGACATAGCTTCTACCAATTCCGACTCCGTTGTTACGTATCCCATCTCAAAAAATCCTCCAAAGTTTTAGAATACTTCTTACTCCGCAACTTTTTTAATATTTTCTCTTTAATTTGCCTTATTCTTTCTCTAGTTAACCCCATATCTACACCAATCTCTTTTAACGTATATGGCCTAACTTGTTCAATACCATAATACATTTTTAATATGCTCTTCTCCCTCTCAGGAAATGTTTTTAGGATATGAGTGAGTTCTTTCTTAAACTCTCCGTCTGTTTTTAAAACACCATAAGACAAGTCAGCAGGTATAATCTCATTTAAAGTTTCATTATTTTCAGTATGTGGAGTATCAAGACCAATAACTGTGTAATTAAACTTCATGTCTCTTATGGCTGTCGTATCTCCATCTAAGTATTCTTCTAATTCATTTATCGAAGGATATCTTCCTAATTTATTTTCTAGCCTTTCGGAAGCTTTAGTAGCTTTCGTTATGTTAGAAATTTTATTCAAGGGCAATCTAATAATTTTCGCATTTTCATGCAGTGAATTAAATATAGCTTGACGAATCCACCACACAGCGTAAGTAATAAACTTTACATCTTTACTAATATCGAACTTCTCAAATGCTTTTACTAGGCCTAAGTTACCTTCTGATACTAACTCGTCTATTGTAAGTCCTTGATTTTGGTACTTCTTAGCCACGCTAATAACAAATTTTAAATTAGATGTTATTACTTTTTCCCTAGCAGCCATGTCACCGAGTTTTCCTTTCTTTATTAATACCCTCTCTGCCTTTTTACTTAAAGGTGTACTAGGTATAATAGATTTTAAATAATAACTGAATGCATCCATATTTATTTTTGATTAAAAAAAAGGGCACATCAATGACGCGCCCTTTATTGTTTTAAATGTTTGAACTAGTTTTTTGCTTGAAAGTATGCTCCCATAGCATCGACCACTCCTTGTCCCGCGATATACGAAGGTACAATTGTAGTGATAGCTCCAACTAAGTTTTGAGCCATTGCAGGGTCTAACCCTGCCCAGTCTACAATAAGTACAGAGAAAACTCCACCTAATGCAACCCATAATTTCCTACTTACTAGTTTTTCTTTCCAATTCATTTGTTTTATTTGGTTTGTTTATTTAAATGATAAATTTTATCATCATCTTGTCTAACGGCTTTTCCATCGTCCTGTAACTTTTGGCAAATAGAGCAGTTAATGTACCCCCTGCATTTATCAGGGTTATCCCAGTTATGAAATATTTGATCAAACTTATCTCCATAATCTGGTCCTACCGGACTTTGAGTATTCCTAATTTCACCAAAGTCTATGCTCTGTGCTCTTTTTTGCCTACCGTCATCTTGTTTGATTGAATTTATGTTCATACTTTAATATAACTAATAATTTAGAAGTGGGCAATATAATTATGAGTGTTTTTATCTCCCCTAACCCAGTTTAAAATAAACTGTGCTCCGATACTGCTCACTATTCTGTTCCCAAGTTGTATTATATTATTTTCAAACTCCCACTGTCTCTGGCAACTGCCATTTTCTACGTCTTCTTTAGGCAATGTTTTCATCATTACGTCAAGAGTATTTTTCTTACTCTTAGTAAAAATAGCTATATCTCGTCCCTCGCTTCTCATATCCATCCAAAAAATATTGTCGTATTTATCCACATACTTAAATAGTAGCTTCCTAAACTTAGAGTTGTCGACACAGCATACAATTCCATCATAATTCATTAACTGTTCTTCCTTCTCTATACGATTGGTAATTGAGTTAAATCCGTACCTTGCTGACAGTGATTCAGATTTTTCATCCATTATGTCTTCTAATGAAAAATTTTGGTATGATAAGTTTTTATTTTCTACCGTGTCATCATCTGCAAAAGTAAATACCATATCATCTGGAAATTGGCCGTGCAATTCTAGATTAAAGAGGTGCTCTGCTAACCAACTTCCTATTCCTCCTGCTCCTACTATTAGTACATGTCTCATTTAATTTGTCTCCAGTTCTATAGGGTCCCAGTTACGGTTAGACTCATTACCATCGTAATAATAGGCCCTAGTTTCCTTAAATTTAGGTGAGTGTATAATATATACCCCCGTGTAACCTGCTCCTTGAACATCTGTAACAGAGGGTATTGGCCGGTTATTTGGGTGAGAGTGCATAATTCCTAAAAAGTCACTTTCTGCGCTCGAAGAAACATGAGTAGTTTTTCTTAACATACTCATAAATTCATTAGGGTCCGGTACATAATGTACTTCTTTGTTCTCTGTACTTATATTAGTTAGTGGTATAAACTCTTCACACTTCCATGAGTTACCTTGTTTTTTGCCAACCATAGCCCCAACAATTTCGTCGGGGCTACTATTTGCATAACTTGTCATCTCATAGAGTATGTCTCTTGAAATGCTAAAATTCATCTTATCCACCAACTAACGCGTTAGCCATCATGATTTCTTCCGCATCTATCACATCTTCTAAAGTAATTGAGTCAGGTGTTTTATGGTTTCCGTCAATATAAGCCCATCGGCCCGTAGTTTCTGATTCATACTTTATCTTTTCTAGGGCTGCAACAGGTATTCCAGACCACTCGTCGTGCCCATTAGTTGACACAATTTTTATTGTAACCTCTGATAACTCGCTTGAAATGTTATTTTTGTTTTCGTTCATATTTTCTTACCGTGATTATTTGTTATAATGTGTTAATAGCACTTGCGACCAAAGCGTCGTTGTGAAGTGCGTATATTCTATTTACTAATTTATCCATGCCTACCTGGCTGGATGACTTATCCACAATACAAATATACCTTCCTTCCGGGAAAGAATATACTCCACATTGAGGATCGTTAGTATCTATTTGTTCCTTACCTCCAGTGTCTATGAAGTATTTTCTCAAAGACCCTTTTATAAGGTACCCAGTTTTAGAAGAACCGTCGCCCATGGTAACTGTCTCTTCTTCGATGTTGAATGTTTTTTCTGTGTCAGTTAAAAGTTCCTTACTCTTCTCTATAGCATCTACATAAGCTTTCTTACCAGAAGAAATAATTCCTTTTATACTGTCAACTTCCACGCCCTCTACAGACTTACCGTCAAGAAGCGTGTTCACCACATCCATCATGGATCCTTTTCTAGATAATCCTATGACTTTCTGAGTATTTTTTACTCTATAAGACTCATCGTTTATCACGAGGTAGTTTATATTCTTTCTTCTTTCCAGAGGTAACTTTAAAGCTACCGTGATATTATCAAACTCATCACGAACATTTATATCAACACCTACTTGAAGATAAGTATGTATTTTTAGGGAACATTTACTAACAGAGGCTATAAAATAGTCAAAGTCTGCTTGGTTAGTAAAACACAAACCCCTCTCTAGTACAGACTCCACCTCATCAGAATTTATTCTTTTATTATTTACATAAATTCTTGTGGCCGTAAAACCGAGGGTATTGGTACTAACTCTTTTCTCCACTTTAAATGAGACCTCCCCTACATTTCCGATTCCTTCTGAATCAGAGACGTATGATAAAAATATAGGCAAAGCTTGGTCAAAGTTTACATCGTCTAAACTATATGCACGAGATAGCGTATTCAGGATTTTATAAGTTAAGTTTGGTATATCTGACCTTAAGACTTGTCCTTCGTACTCTATTTTTTCATCTGAGTAGGTAACTCCATTCAGTTTAAGGGACTTTCCTGGTGTTAATAAAGTCTGTAACCTCTTTTCTATTTTTTCTCGGAGTTTGTTTTTAGCTTTAGACTTGGCTTCTTTTCTAGCAGAGCGTTGTAGTTCTCTCTTAGTAAGGATGTTCAAAGAATTGTTATCTAGAAATTCAACATAATCACCATTTTTCCCGAGAAGATAGTTGCTTAATACTACCCTATTTGGCAAAGTAGGCTCAGGATCAGTAAAAATTAGATTACCTAGAGGTACCATTCTTTTTTCATTTCTACCTGAGTAGTGTAAATGAGTACCAGAACCCAAGTAGTATACCCTACCCACGTCTACATAGTCATAAGACGGGTCAGAGTGAGGCACAAGTCTAAAGAACGAGTTATATCTCGTACCATAACCGTACGTAGAAGAGTAATAAGAAACATACCCTCTAAAATTATCTAGCTCCAATACGTGAGCTATGAAATATAGGTTGGGGTTACTATTTAGAAGTCTAGTTGTCTTTTCACTCGGAGCAGTTGTTGTTAACTTTCCTCCTTTAAAAAAAGATCCTAATAGTTTATCAATATCTTCTTTTTCCACAGGTATGTGCGTCGAGTCCCAAGCAGTTTTTAAGTTACGTTCGTACTCTACCCTAAAATCACTTACATTTTTAAACACTTTATTTAAAATATCAGGAAAGGACGTATTAGTAAGAATATGTGATATCACATAAAGAGCTTCAAAATCCGAGTCTTTTATGTTTTCAAAGTAAATATCTGTACCGTACGAAGGAGAAAATTTAAAAAATTCTGTCTTATCGCCCCAATGTCTATATTGCCCATCTTCTACAAAGTAGTTGTGCGTTGTTTTTTGTATATCAACACTTGATCCATACCCGGAGGACACAATAACTGATGACCCCTTTACCTGGTATTTTAAGGCATTTAAAACAGTACTTACCTTACTTTCATCCCCATCACCCTTAAACATCTCAATTGTTTTGTTCTGTAAGTTACTTACTTTAGAGTTTATATCCTCTATATTTTTGTCAGTAAGATTTAGTTCATACAACCCGTTAATAGCGGGTAGTAAGTGTTGTGTTGTATTCATTTTGTTTCCTTTGGTTTTACTCAAATAAGCTAGATTTTTCCAAGTTTTCTTCGTCCATTTTACATGATGTCATAACTAAAAAGTTGTCATTATCTGGGTATACATTTACTTCTTTACCAATTAATTCATTTAGATCTGAGATTTTGTAATACCTCATTAATTTAGCTAGGGAGCTGTTTGGCGATATATTACCTTCATGGTTTAGTGATAGCCAAAGCCCCTGAATTTTCTTATTTCCCTTATTGTCTTCTGTCCATACGTCTGAAATTTGGAAGCTTTTTCCATCTGGCTGGGACACAGAAAACCTAATTTTTTCTGATGTTTCACCACGTACGTCTACTTCCACTTTTTCTGCGTTTATAACAGTAACTTTTCTTAGTTGACTTCCTACTTTTAAATTTAAAAAACTCATATGTTTTCTTTTTGATTTATTGTTTATCTTATTATTGCTATTATTAGTGTGTGTTTGATAAACAAAAATGGCCTATAAAAATTTATAGGCCATTTCATAGTAAGTCGCATACTTACTATATTATTCTTATACCATATATTATATTATTTCACAGGTGTCATTGTTGCAAAATTTTTCTACATTAGCTTCTTCATCCTTCACGGTTCCAAAGCTTAATTTACTTAGACTTTGCGTCATTTTATTGTAGGTATCTTCGTCTATTGATTCATATGGCATCTGAGCGTATGCACCAATCTTCGTACGGGGAAGAAAGGAAACCGACTTTAGTTTGTACTGATAGTGCTCTAATGCCCTTTCAATGTCGTGGCCCTCAGTTTCAGGGTTAAATGTTACTGTCACTGACACCGCGTTATCTGCCCAGTTCTCTGACATAAAAGCTGCTAATTCTAGTTGCTCCCACATCGTCACTTCATTTAGTGGGCGTATACCGCTTCCGACGTCTACCGGTATCTCTACCACTGACGTGGATTCTTCTTGCCCTACTGCGGGCTCTACTGTGTAACCTGCTTTTTCTAAAGGGCTTAGCAGCTGACTATGATTACCTATTCTCATACGCCTTATATAAAAACGTGACTCAGGGTAATGTATACCAGGAGTACTACCATTTAGTAAACTGATACTTCCGCTTGGTTTGTTAGTTGTTATTCGTATACTTCGGGGTATAGCTAACCAATTAGAGTATATTTTATCATACTCTTTTAAAGCATCATACCCATCGTTCAACCACTCTCTTAGAGTAGGTAAATTCTGGTTTGTTAAGAATTGCGCAATACCACTCACACTGGTACCTACTCTCCTATTTCTTAGCATGACTGCATTAGTCTGTGGCCAATGAGTGTTTAAAAGTGTCACAGTTTTACTGTATAGATAAGCGTACTTTAAAGATTTTATAAAGTCTTCTTTAGATTCATGTTTGTCAGGGAAGACCTCACATAAATTACATTGAAAAGTTAAAGAATTTCCAAAAACACCCATTCCCGTAAGGGGCTCGTAAAAACAAAATGTAGGATGGGTACCCGGTAACTCCTCAATAGATCTAATAGACTGGTGTTTTTTATTACTTACAGGCTTTGAATCTTTATATGCGTTGTTCTCTGAATACCCAGTGCCAAAATTTCTTATCTTTTTTAATCGCGTGGGGATAGATTTACAGTCATGAGAGTGAATTCTGAGCCCCCATAAAGCATAGTTTCGAATTCCCTTATTTGTTTTAAATCCTTTAGGGGAGCATTCAAATGCGGCAGTGTAATTAATTCCAACACGCCGTAAAAGAACTTGCATGTCCTTCATTTGTAGCTCCTTACCATATAAAACATAGTGCTCAGTATATTTATTTTTAAGAACTGTGCCATCAGTCTCTATGTACCCTGCTGTAAACTCTAATATTGATTTCTTATCCATAGTAAAAACAAAATCAGGAAGCCCTTTCATTTTACGTAAATCAGTGGACTTATCAACGTCCAGAACAGATTTTAAATATAGCCTGTTTATGGGGTCTTTACACTCTTTCTTTATTTGAGGCTTTCCCCACTTTCCTTTTACATTAAGATTCTTTAATTTAACCTTATCTCCACATAAAGTTACTATGGGGTTTTCTTTATAAACACAACCATCACCTGCCATTAAACCGTACTCAAAGGCATTAGGATAATACTCCCCCTCAATACCGCCTAAAGTGAAATCAGGAAGTCTGTAACCCTTTCTAAGCTCTGAGGCTTTTACAGTTTTAAACTTAACACTGCCAGAGGGTAAAGCACTAAATCTATGGTAGTCCGTCGTTTCAAGAACTGACCCATCAGTCATAGTAATTCTTAAAAGCTTAGACGACGTAGAAGTTTTAAAAGGTGTAACTTTGGACCAATTTTCCCCGTTCCATATCTCTACTTCTTTACCAACAATGTTTTTAATTTTTGCATTACCGCTTTTTAATTGTAAGCGAGTGTCACCTGCTACGCATTTTTCTGCGCTCTCTAAGAATATCTCACCACATGGATTTGTGGCTTGTGTTCTGTCATCTTTTTGTAATCCATTAGATGTATCTCCCATCCTCTTATTATTATGTGCATTTTCTAACCACAACAACCCAGGCTCTCCATTAATACGAATGCTCTCAGCTATATCTTTGTAGTCCATACCTAGTGTAGCATTTACACTATTATTAGATGACCAACCGTAGTCAACTCTTCCGGGATTCACTTCGTAGTTTTTTAAGTTTAAAAACTCTTCTGAAGTATCACCTGCTATTAAGATAGCTGACCTTCTTGTATTTCCCGCAACAACTACTTTTCCCGTAAGATTGAATATATCGGCTATAGTGGTTTGCGTAATTAAACTGCCGACATTTTTATCTAATGTTTTACATACTGCAGAATGAAATTCTTTTAAAGGTGCGCTACCTGAAGCAGTCCCACCAAACGTTTTAATAGGAGAGCCTGCAGGACGAATTAATGAGTAATCCATAATAGGAGTTTTATTTTTACCAAAATAGGCCCCAATGACCAGTCCTAGTGACTCAACCCACCCTTCTCTTGTGTCTGGTATAACAAAAATCTCTTCTTCTTTAGACGGTTCTCGTACATCTATGGTACCTGCCCCCTTTAGATCTACCCCCATTCCCACACCAAGCATTAACATATCTTTAGCAAACATGAATGGGTAAGAGGGGTCCTTAGCTATATTTTCAGTACTGACAAAACAGCAATTGAACAAGGCGGGCGTCAAACGCTTTTTACTTATAATGTCCGACCCTTGTGCAAATAAACCTCTACCTGGGGGCAATATTTTCATATGAAACATGCGGTCATACATCTCTTGTGCGGAAAATTGTGACTTCTGTGGGTTCCATTCTAGCCTGTGCTGTTCAATCCAATCCTTTTGGATGTTGTAGGTTCCCTCAACAACACGTTTTATTGTTTCCCACCATCGCTCATTTTTGCCGTCGTCCTTTATTCTACTATAGGTTCTGTAGTATACAAGTTCTCCTAAACCGTTAAACCCAAAAGGTGGTTTCTTTCTTTTATACTTAGATATAAAATTTTCTGATAATGAAAATTTGCTCATACTTAATCCTCCGATAAAGAGTCGTCTTCCTCTAGTTTAAAGTCATGGGTTTTTAAGATTGTTACTTGTGCTATAGGGTCTCCAGGTAATAATGTTATAGGATAAGCTCCTGTATTTGACATTATTACTGTTACCTCTCCCCTAAAAGAGCTGTCTATAATACCTGCTTTTACCGATAAGGTGTGCTCTATAGCAACACTATTTCTATCCCAAATTTTGCCAAAGTATCCATCTGGTATCTCTAAACAGATACCTGTTTTTATTTTTTTTACTGTTTGACCTGCCACGACTATTTTTTCACTTACAAATAAACCTAGCTCGGAAGAGTTATCGTGTACTATAGATGGTCCTTTCACTGAACTCCGTAATTTTTTATATTTTACTATCATTTTTGATTCAGTCATTTTCTTCTTTTGGTTATGTTAAAATCATTATTAATTTAATATTTTTAGTGGGTATCAATATAGTATATGGTGTAGGTTCCCCAAATTCTTTTATTATTTCTTCATTAGTGTGTGGCTTTAACATGACAAATGTTTCATTGTAACATACAATATGTCCAACCCCACCACCTACTAGTGAGTCATGTACTATCTGCACCACATTTTTCTTTTGAACTATCTCTTCTATAAATCGTAAATCCATGTGTCTTTATCGGTTAGTAATGTTAAGTAGTCGTCAGCTTCCACTAACCACTCGTCTTTAAAATCATTATATGGTATGGACTTTCTTCCATCACCATACCAATACTTAGACACCAGTGATATAGGCGTCACAAATGCACGCTTATGCATTTTTTTAAAATGTATGAGAAAGAACGCTAAACCTCCAAGCTCCTCCACCAATTCTAAGTACATCAATTGGTGTTGTTTTATGTTTTTTAATGGAAAAGATGTTTTTATCTGAGTTTCTTTCGCATCAAATGCTACAAATCTCCCGTTAGGGGGAACTAATCCTGTGTAGTCTACTGTACTAGTTTGTGCAATTAAGCCCTTTCGCGTGTAAAGGATTGGTACAGGTACCTTCAGTATAAGTGCTTTCTTCTTCTTTCTATACTTCCAATTTGCTGCATTAGCAGATTTTTCTAGTTCATTAACTTTCATTTTTTATAAGAATGGTTAGACCATTGTTATTAGTGTACCTCTTAAAGATAGACCACTCATTGTGATGAGATATAAATTCTTCAACAGCTATCCACAGACCCTTACTTTTCCCGTCCTCGCCAGTAAGTTCAAACGAAGTTGTATCATGCATTACTATGTACTTACTTACTTTCGAATGATGCGTTTCTAATTCAGCTATCAATTGTTGGTATACATGCCATGTGTCAATAAATAAGAGCTCTGTCCTATCTATCTCTAACTTCAAAGTGTCTTCTTCATCGAATTTAAAGTCTATACCCTTTTCCTTGGCATATATTATCAATGAACTTGCATCATCATCCTTCTTATCTATGTCATAGGACCTTAAAATACTTGGTTCACCCATTATCAACGCTATTGTTGATACTCCGTGCCGGACACCAAACTCTGTTACATGGTTAACTTCTGATGCAAGATTTTTAAGGGTCTGAAGGTGCTCATTTATGTCTGATTGGCTATTACATAAGTCATGGAATCTTTTATTAACTCCACCAAAAGGAGATGCATAAGTTTCTTCTCCCGGAGGTCCACCCCATTTCTTATTGTAGTGTTCTCTTAGAGCATAAAAATCTCTATTCAATGATTGATCTTTTTGAATAGTCATGGACCCTCTGTATATACTAGGGTTACACCCCTCATCAATCACGGGAAAAGCTCCACTTAGTTTAAGTCTATAGATGTAATCGTTATCCTCAAAATAAGCCGGATAAAAAGTAGTGTCAAAGTAACCTACTGCATCAATAGCTTTTTGAGAGATAAAAAAAGAGCACCAACCCAACTTACTATAGATTACGCTATAATTTTTATGTGTCTCTACGATCTTTTTTAAATCAGACGATGTTTTAGTTAAAACAATGTCATCATTTAATATAAGAAGATGGTCCCCATTACTATTAAAAAATTTGTCAATTAAAAAGTTCCAGCTGCCTGCGACACCCAAATTATGTTTTGGACGTATTATTGTTGTAATGTCTTTTAAACTATTAGGTACTGATATATCTTGTCCCCCGTTATCAATTATACATAGTTGGTAAAGATCGGGTAAATTCGTAGCTAGATCATCTAAGCTCTCGTGCAAAAGATCTGCTCGATTTATTGTTGGTATCCCTACGAATAATTTAATCATGCTGCATCTCCTTAAGTTAAACTATAAAATTTAAAAAGGCGGGCATAAATTATACCCGCCTTTACACAAACTTATTACAAGCTATTACTCAAATAAACTTGCACCAGTAAGTTCCTCACCTTCAATTATACCTTTATATTTTGATAAAGGGTTAGTAGGATTACCGTTCGGAGTTTTACCCGGTTCTGTGTATGCCGAGACTTTCAATCCAACAAGACCATCGGCGATCTCATTTGGCTCAACATCTTCCTTGGTTACTAAGTCGCTACCTGCTGCTCGTAGAAATCCAAATAAAAATCCATAAGCTTTAGGAGTCAAAACAAAGTTACTCCACAGTTTTCTGTTTATAAAGATACCATCCGTTACATGAAACGTAGTTTTTATCATTTCATTCCCTGTAGACGCAGTTGTCAGTTCGGCATTCTCCACTACTAAGTTGTAACGTCCTTCTGGCAATGGCTCAAACCCATCTCCACTCCTTTGAGTTTCCCCTACTTCTTTAAAGTTAATACCCATTATTTATTATTGGTTTTTGTTGTTAAATCTGATAATAATAACTCAGCTTCGTCTTGTTTTAGATCCAGCACACTTGTTACCATGTAGTCAGCTTTTAGTTTCTTTTTTAAGTCTTTTTGGTCCAGGCCGCTAGCAGCATCTTCTATTTTTTCTAGGGTATCAGCCTTTACTCCCGCTGTTTTTAATTCTTTACCTTTGTATTCTATATCAACACTTCTTCCCATACTTTCATTTTGTTCTAGGTTTTGTTGTTGATTAAATACTACAGCCTCTCTTTCTAACCCTTCTATTCCTATAAACTGAGTAAAAGATTTATAGTTAAACTCAAATTCATGAGGTAACTTATTTGTTCTATCTTTCACCATTTTGGCCATGTGGTTACCTTCTTCGTCTGTGTACAGTTCGAGCACTATATCAAAGTGGTAGGGCAAATCTTTAGGGCCTTCAGGCGTAGTTCCTATCACCTGCATAAATTCATCCTTATCAGTACTATACAAGGGTTTTGATTTAGCTGTTACGATAATGTTCATATCCAACGATAACATTTTTGTAATTAAAATCTTAACGTCTGACTTAATGAATTTATAATCTAGAGGCCTAATTTCATAATTAGGGTTCCCAGACTTTATTCTCATTTTTGCTACTTGCTTTTCTATGATTGAGTCATATAAGTTACTGAAAGAATCAATTACAAAAGTTTTAAACCCCGCAGGATCCTTTAGTAGCTCGTCTACTGCTTTATTAACTTTCTTAGGGCTAACTGTTTGAATACGATGAAAGTCAAAGTATTCTCCATAGTGCTCAGTTCCCCTCTCTGTGTCGATTACAGCAGGCTTAGGAAAGTGTAGACTTACTACCGATTTTCCAGTCCCTGATGCACCGTATATAAGCATTTTTAGTCTTTCTGCTCTTGGCTTTGCTTTTTCAAATAAGCTCATCTAGTTTTCTTGGTTATATTATTTTATTTTATAAAAGTGTAATTTTTTGATATTAAGTATGCGTTGTATGTTGCTTGAACATCTCTTAAACAATACTCCTTTATTTCTTTGATCCTCCCATCTTTAAACGCTACAGATACGTTCTCTGCAGTTATTTCTTCTTCTTTGGGAGAGGGTATTCCGAGGTGATCACATGTCAATCTAAGGCTGGCCCCTTTAAACCTATCATAGTCTGCCATAATAACATGAACATCCCAATGAGGGTACTTAAAGAATTTCTTAGTGTTTAAAAAACTTTGGTTAGTAGCTTTCAATCCATGTTTCATCGACCTTTTTATAATCCAAGGAACGTCAAAAGACAACCCATTGAATGATATAAATAGACCCCTAAAACCTGACACTATCTTCCAGAACCTAGATAAAATATCTTTTTCATCTCCTGTTAACCCAATAGTATCATACTTACCATCTGTTGTAGTTTTCATTAATCCTATACATACTATTTCCCCAAAGTATGGGTTGGTTCCCATTATCAAAGACTTTGCAGATTCGTATTCTTCTGTGGTTGGTTCACTAGACCCCGAGAACCTTCTTTCTAACTTTTTATCCAGCTCATGCTGTTGGATATTACTTAGCTCTGTCTGAGGTACAGTTTCTATATCGAAAGTAATAGTTTCCATTTAATTTTGTGATTATTAGTTATATTAATTTATTTTACTTCTCTCTTTAATATAACTAATTCACCTAATTAAAGCAACAATGGTTCTGATATTGGCGCTATTAAAAACAAACTTTCAAACTCAGGGAAGGTATCTTTCATTAATTTTAACACGGTATCTGGCGTATTTGTTCTGGAACTTAGATGCCCGAAAGCAATCCACTCTACGCTACCCAAATCAACATCATTCTCTATATACTCCGATATTTGATGGTTACCTAAGTGACCAAAAGGTCCCGATATCCTCATCTTTAATAACTCATCATACTTTTCATAGTCATCTAACATTTGTTGATCGTAATCAGCCTCTAGAAAGTATGCGTCACAAGACTCTAAAGCTACCCTCATTACTTTTGATATGCTTCCGGAGTCAGTTAAGTAGCCAAACTTTTTATCTGTACCGGTATCTGTGATTGTGTAGCCTAAACTTGCTTTACTGTCATGCTTAGTAGTGTATGCTTTTACTAACATATCTCCTACTTTGATTTCATCCCCACCTTTTATGAACTGTACATCACAATTTTTAAATATTTTTTCTTTTGCAATGAATGATTCTTCTGGTATATAAATAGGACATCCCTGTTTCCTACCTACAACACCTGCCCCAGCAACATGGTCATGATGCTCATGTGTTATAAACAGGGCGGATATTTCTAAGTCATCTTCTTCAGATGCTTCAAGTATTTTTTTGTAGCTCACTCCAGCGTCTATAAGCAAAGTAGCCTCCGAAGAGGCCACTTTACAACAATTACCTGAGCTGCTACTGTACAACGGGTGTATTTCCATTATAAATAATCTGGTTTAACTGTAATTACTCGCACAGATCTTCCCTGCATTTTTCTTGACTGTACTGTTTTATCATAAATCATTCCGTTTTCGTAAAGCTCGTGTATTATAGCTTTCTTTGTGTGCGTCAAACTCTCGTTAGATGCTCTTAGAAATGATTGAATTTCTTTAAAAGCTAGGCTAACGACTAAGTAACCAACGGGCTGCTCTACTTCTTTGCGTGTTCCCCAATATCCTATTATTGGCGTGTGATTGTTCTCTTCCACATCTTCCATATAATTTGGTAACATTCTTACTTTCCCGCTGGATAAAAGCTCTTGAAGTACTTTTAAGAACCTATCCGATGCTAATTCCTCAGCAGCTTCTAGTGCAACATCAATTATCTGAGTGTCTAGTAAGGATAAAAACTCTTCTTGTGCTTCCTTTGCTCTCTTCTTACTCCATACAAATTCTGATACAAATTTAAAACTTGTCGCTAAGAGAGATACATTTCTGGCTATCCGTATATCATTAGATTGCCCAGCTATTTTGGAGTAAAAATGGTCCATATTATCTTGCATAGATTTGTTTATTAGTACTGGAGCAATATTAAATACATGGTGTAGGTATCTAGCAGTGAATCCTGGGTAGAACTGCTTCATTTCTTGAATCCTACGTCCTTTTACCATGTCTTTAAACTTAGTATTGCACGTAGTTGGGACCATTCTTGCTAAATTAGATGCTTCACCGGATGGCGTATCTTCGCCTGTGGAAGCAAGCCACCCTCTAACAATAAATGTCTTTGCTAATTCCATGTTAGCAGTCATCCTTGATCTGGCTGTGTTATCTGCATAGTTTTGCATTAGGGTCATAGCACCGTCAAAAGCTCCTGGTTTGAAGAACATTCTCTTTTTGAAGTCATCTATCATAAATAAAGTATCTTTCATAAAGTATCCTATTCGTCCTAGTGAGTTTGATGTAGAACTCCATGTAGGAAATGACTCAAACTTACCATAGAAATGTTGAAATGCTTCCATTGTGTAAGACTTACCTGTACCTGACTCTCCTCTAACAAAGTATGTAAACTTTGTTCTATCACCCTCTAAAAAAGGAAATAAAATGGGTAAGAAAGTAAATGATAGGGCACCGTATGTAACTTCTTTGTTTACAATTTTCATCAAATCTTCTTGAATATGCTTCTTTAAAGATATAAAAGTTTCATCGTCTATTATTTGTAAGTCAAGGTACTCTGCGAATTCTTCCCCCTCTAAACTAACCAGGGTATCATCATTATTTCTTATACCATTTTTGTCTATAATAACGGACGGACTCATATATTTGTGAGGATACTTATCGTCCCCCTTTAGATCATTAAACCCAAACTGTTTTAGTATAAAGACTGCCTTAGACTTAGCATACTTTTGGATAGCTGTTTTTATAGAAGGTATGTTTTCTATAAGTAGTTGGTTAGGCCCTAGAGTTTTATAAACAAAACCTTTTAATTTTTCATCGTTAGAAAAATCATCTGAAGAAATTTCGAACTCTATCTCATCTTTTTCTTTTCGTATGTTACCTTCAAATATTCTTTTATCAAATTCAGCCATGCCTGTGCTGATTGTAGTATCCTTTGTTATTTCCATTGTAAAGCTAGAAAGTTTTTTTATCTTCGTGTCTTCCTTTCCAGGTAACCTCTCATAGTAAGAATTTCCTTTGCGGAAAAGAAAGTCTGATTTGTCTAAAGCATTAATATCCACTTCCTTCTCTTGAGTAGACCAGTGGTAAAAAGCTATCGGACTTTTTGCCCTACCAATAGCGGTACACCTTTGTGAACAAATGCTCCCATATTTACCATCCTGTAACTTTTCACAAGTAATGGGAAGGTATCCTTCCCCCTCCTCCTCCCTCATCTTTGTTTTCATCACTGCTATGTTTTTTTTAGTGACCTCTGGGTCATAGTTTTTCATTTTACTAAAAAAGTTTTGAGTAGCATACTTTTCAGCCTCTTCACCCATGTTTGTAAACATATACCCAACTATTTCATTGAAAAAATTAGGTGACTCTTCCTGGTCTACGCAGGTATTCCACATGTTTCGTAAAGCTTCGCATTTTTTTAGAGGCTCTGTGTATGGTGCAGATTCATTAGAAAACGACATTGTATCAGCGTAGTTAACTGTACTCACTGACAAGTTATCTATAAACTCACTAAATACTCTAGATTTATGGTGGTACCCATTAGGCCCTTTTACAAGATTTCCAAAAGATCCTTTATTTACCTGGGTTTGCTTGGGGAATATTTCCCACTCAATTCCGTTCGTAGTGGGGCGCATACTTGAGAATATACCCTCAAAACCACTTTTTATAATACTTGACGGTACGGGATTTTCAAAGAAAACCCACACATGGTACCCCTTATTTCCTGAAAATTCTATGTAAGAAGGTATACCCTTATTACTAAGAAGTTTCTTTGAAATTTCTGCTTGTTCTAATAACTTATCTTTCCAGTCATCTAGATTAAAATTTTCATTGCTCCACACTGACTTAGTAAGATCAATGTCTAGACAAGCCCACTTAACTGTATTTTCCTCAGGCTTTACTTGGTAAAGTCCAATTGTTTGACGACCAGCCAAGTGTGCATTCATAATATCATCGTCAACAGGTTCTTTTACTGGAATATAAGAACCTTTTGTTTGTTGTATAGCGTAGACATCGTCCCTGTGGACGAAAAGCTTTTTAAATGTATCTGTACTAATTTTTCCCATGTATTCTCACTTCGTCCCAAAAGACTTGGTTATTTTCGATTAATTGTTTTATATGTTTTTGCTTTTTTGATAGCCTAGACTTACCAGATTTTACTTCAATAAAAGTAATTTGGTCATCTCCGTAGTGGATATAATCTATTGGTTGGCCCAAGAATTTTACTTGCTTAGGGTCATAAGGAAAGTTATCTAAAAATGGAGCAAGTTGTTCTGCTATATGGCCCGTAACAACTTCACTACTTTTCTTTTGAGAAAGAACTTTAGAGTACTTAGACTTCAAACCTTTCACTGCTCTTAAAGTATAAAATAGATTTAAGCTCAGAGCTGCTATTAAAATTATTAAAAAAGCAATTAACATTTTTTATTTTGATTTTTCTACGTTGTCACATAAAAAGTTACAGAAAACTCCGCACCTTAGCCTACCGTCAGGAAATATATCAGCATTTCCTTTTTGCTTTTCAGACCAGGTATGAAAAAGATGTGGCTTATCTAGTGGACATCTTATATGATTTATTTTATAAACTGCGCGTCTTAAGTTCTGAGGCTTGTTTTGTAACTTACCTATAACAAGCTTTTGTTCAAGATATTCCCTAACCTTACCTACTGCTTCGTCGACATTATCAGTTGTCTTTTTTATTATAGACTCAATCTGTGAGTTAGATAATTTAATTTTTATTTTGTCTGGAGATGACTTAGCTAATAATTTATTAACTTTTGACCTTAGTATATCTACAGGTTTCATTGATATATCAGGACGTCCACATCCCATTCTATCAGCCATACGTAGATCAAGTAAGTTATGTATATTATTTTCCCCGACTTTTGCAACTAGTTTCTTTACTGATGCCTCCGATTTTCTAAAAGATGCATCAAATAAGTGATTTTTTATTAGAAGAACAACTGTCTCTATAGTAGAACTTGGGTACCCCCACTGCATTAATATCTTCTCAGCTACAAATGCTCCAACATTTTCATGATTGTAGAAGTGCATTCCCGTATCAGTATACACCTCAGTAGCGGGTTTCCCGATGTCATGAAGAAGAGCAGAGGTTCTTAATAATAGCGTATTTGAATGATTTAGAGGGACAGAGTCTAATGCGTACATTATATGCTGGTACAAATCTAAGTTTTTCCTTTTATT